TAAACCATAAGTTGTTGTATTTCCTGAAGCTACTGTTGCCCAAGAATTGTCACCTCGTAGATATGTTGTTCCTGAAGCAGTACCTGTTGCTGACATCATAGCAATATCAACTGCTCCTGCTGCAATCGTTAATGTAGTTGCACCTGTTACATCTCCTGTGTGAGTAGCGTTAGTTACTTTAGCTGTGTTGGCTGTAATGGCATTTGCTTGGCTAGTAGTAATACCTACCTTAGCTGTGTTAGCTGTAATAGCATTTGCTTGACTTGTTGTAATTCCTGTCTTAGCTGTATTAGCTGCAACAGCAGCCTCTAAATTACCTATGTTTGGAATTGCAACTGTGCCTGTAAATGTAGGACTAGCTATTGGTGCCTTTGTTGCAATAGCAGATGTGTTAGTATCTAACTGTGTACCATCTGCTGACACATCTCTACCATCTACAGTCTGACTTCCTGACATAGTAATATTACCTGTCATCTGTCCACCAGCTAGTGGTAGTTTAGTAGCGTCTGTTATTCCTGTTCTTACTGCTGTGACTGTGGATTTCTTAGAAGTACCACCATCATTAATTAATATTTCCTCACTACCTCCGAGGGTACCTTTACTTGCTAAGGCTGATACTTTAGTTGTTGCCATGTTTACTCCGTAATAATATAGTCAGGACTAGCATTGCTAGACGCTTCAGTTATAAAATATAAGCCAGTTGATTCTGTTTCTATTTCTTGTTCAGGTGAAGCAGGAGGACCTATTGGCGTAGCTGTTTGTGACCTTCTTCTAAAAAGATAAATAGGTACAAACTTCTTTTGTTTTCTAGTTAACTTATATGCCATTACTCTAGCCTGTCTAAAAGTTTTTCACGTCCAATGTTTCTACGCTGTTCTATATCTGCTAACTTATCTGTAAATTGTTCCACTAATGGAGCATAAGAAACATCTACTGGTACAACTTTTTTCCTAGTAGGAAGCCTTCCTGAATATGCTTCCGGTTCTTTAAATGTTGTTTTAGCTTTTGTATGACTATCTTTAGGTGTAGCCATTAATCCTTTTGGCTCAGGTAAAGATGACATCTCAGGTAAATCTTTTGTTTCTTTATGTGCTTTTATTTCTGCACTTGACTCTACTGTAGGTTTAGAATAACTCCTATCCTTTACTGAATCTAAGTTATCTTCTCCATTTAACATCTGGTCCAGTATGTCATGTATCTCACTTGTTTCTTCCTCAAAAGAAGCTTGTTCATTATTAAACTGTAAACCATTTTCCTCTAAAAAAGAAGCTAGTTCTTCAGGAGAACCTGTAGGATTTTCAACTTTAAATACTTGTTCAAGAATTTCATTATAAAGTTTTGCAATCTTTTGCTTTATCTTATCTAGTTCTAAGTCTAAAGCACTATCATCAAATAAATCAGCTATGTTCATAGTTCTCCTAATTAGCTAAATATAACCCCCTCATGTAGAAGGGGTTACGGTTTAACTAACTATTATCTGTCAGTTACAAAAGCGAAACCTGAAGTGTCACGCATCTCACCAACACCATAAATAGTGTCAGCAGTATACAAGTCACCTAGGTACTCTTGCATGTAAGATGATTGTGAACGTACTCCTAGTTGCTCAACTAGAGCCATTGCGTCTTTGTGTAGAACTAGACCAATGTCATGTACGACTGAACCAGTAGCACACTGAGTAGTACCCATAGCGTTAGTAACATATACATCAATACCGTAGATTTGTCCAACCTTACCAGTCTTGATTGCATTACCATCACCAATGAACGCTTGCTCAGTATAACGCTGAATGCCTAACATGTCAGTGTACTGACGTGGAGTTAGAACAATTGCACGTCCGTCCTGTGGTACGTCAGCTAAATCTAGCTTTTCTACCATTGAACGAATTGCAGCGTCACCACCAGTTGTTAGTGAAACAGCATTACCAGTACCTGAACGGTCCCAGTCAGAAAGTACGCCAGCACTGTCAAAGACTTGTGCCTTATTCCAACCTGAGTTACCTGCTGTTCCGTTACCACCGTTAAGTGCTGCTGCTTTGTTAAACAAGTCTAGGTCGACCTGTGTACTTAAAGCGTAGCCAGCATCTTCCGTGTAGAACCTACGTAGAGAGCTCAATGCTTGAACCTCTGCCATATCTTCAATCAGCACTGAGTATTCATAGTGCTTGTCGATGCTTAACGCTGTGTTGCCATGAGTATCGCCTTGAATCTTTACTAGCGAGTTCTCTCCCTTTGAAGTTGCTGAACCACGTACCGGTGTTGGGATATTGATTGTATCACCCTTCTTACCTTTGTGGTTTATGCGAGTTACCAAATTAGCTAATACTAAGTTCTTTTGATAACTGGCAATGACTTCGTCACTCCACAACTCTGGAATAAAAGTTGCAGCTGTAGTGACTGTTTGGTTATTAGTACCAATTACACCTGTTGCCATTTTATATATCTCCTATATATCTTATTATTTTACCCTCCCCTCTGCGTAAGCCTCGTAGATTTCATCTTCTAAACTCTGATAACGCTTTGGGTCAGTCTGTTTTAAACGTATTAAATCAGCACGCCTGTAAATCTTTTTACCAGCTGTTGACTCACCTGAAGCTCTTGATACTCCTTCACCTGTTTTCATAGCCACATCTCTTTTGGTTTTTTTGCTTTCATTAACTTCTTTCGTCTTAGAAATCATTTGTCTTTCTTTCCAAGTCGTAAGCAGTTCATTAGCTGCATCAAAATCATAAGAGTCTGCTTCTTTATACAAGCGTTGTCTTACCTTGCTTCCATTTATCCACTCCTGAAATCCTCCGTCAGTTATGACTTGTTGGAAATCTGGATGTGCCTTTTCGAGTTGTTGGGCAGTTAAAGCAGCTTGTTGCTGTTTGTTCTGTTCCGAAAACTCTTTGAACCTAGGATGATTATCTATAATTTGCCTTACTGCTTCTTCAGGATTATCATAAAAATCTGCTGGCTCACTTGTGGTAGTCTGTTGGCTTTGTGTACTTATCTGGGATTGCAAATAAGAATCAGTTAGTTTTCTAAGTTCACCAATCTCTTGCCCTTTCCTACCTAGTTCTTTCTCTAGGTTCTCATAGGCTTCAGCTATTTCCGTTGAGGACTTACCTTGAAATTTCTTAGGAAGTTCTTGAGCTTCTGGCTCTTGAATTTCTTCCTGTTCTACTTCTTCCTCTACAGCTAATGCTTCTAAAGTTTCGTTTACTTGCTCTTGTACTGGTTCTTCTTGGACCTCAGGGTCTACAATTTTACTACTCATGCTTCTTACCTCCGTCTTTTAAGATTATGGGGGTTATAAAAATGTTAGAGCTGGTACTAATCCAGTTGTTCTAACGCTAGTTTGGTAGCTTCCTCTAAATTAATAAACATATTTAGGAAAGATACCTGACCTCTACGTAAGTGTAGAGTCTTTTCATCTTCAATGTCATAGATTTTTTCAAGTGACTCTGCTAGTTTAGTGTACTCTTCTAACAATACACGCCAGCCATCATGTTGAATCATGTCTAATCGTTGTTCTAATATTTCTCTATCTGTCATCCGTTCATTGCCTTAGACAAATTAAGTATAGTTTCTGAGTTTAGATGTTCTACTTCAGGTACATTACGTGCAGTTTCTGACTGTATACCTTTTATTCTTACCATCTTCTCAGCTAATTCTAATTGTTTCTTAGCCAGTGCTTCATTAGATGACTTATCACCTGCATCTACTTGTAGCTTCTGTGCTTCTGCGTATAACTTATTAATGTCTGCTTTAAGTTCCTCTAGTTCAAGCATAGACTTTTGCATTTCTATTTGTTTTATCTGCTCATCTTGAGGATTAGGTTGCATCATTTGGTTGATTGCTTGCACTAATTGTGTTCTATTTGCTAGTGATGAGTTCTCAAATATACTCATTAAGATAACATAGAACGCAGGAGAACCTTGTGGAGTCATAGATAACAACTGTACCATCTGTGTTGTTTCTAATTCCTTAGCCATAATACCTAGACTACTGTAAGGTTTAAACTTAAAGTCTACTGCTGGATATCTTTCGTTATCAAACTGTATCCTTCTATATAAAGTTTTATTAATCATAGGAATCAAGAATGAATCTTGGAAATTCATTAGTGTTCTCTTCTGACGTTTAATAGATGCTGCTTGGAGCATTGACATACCACTAGCAGTTCCATTCCGAGGATTGGAAAAGTTACTGTTAGCTGTGTCCATAGCACCAGTACCCATCTGAACCATGCGTTCTAGCTCTGCTGCTTCGGTAAAGGTCGACTGGGATAGACTACCAAAGTTCAGTGGCATTAGAACGGATTTAGGGTCACCATTAGTGAGGATAGTCTTACCGGGACGGACATCGAATTTCGTTCCACGTGGTAGACGAGTGGCATCTAAACCCATCATTGGGTGTGTCGTGAGTGCTAAGGCGTCAATACGAGCTCTCAGTTCAGCATCTAAAGCTTTCTGTGGATTAAATCCTTTTTCAGCTACACCCCTACCCCAGAACTTCGAGGGTACCCTGTCATTTTGATAGGAAACAAACGGTCTATCATTTAACATGTATGGGTTTTCTGCTGCTCTTAGTACGCAATCATCATTAGCAATTGTAACAACAGCTTCGACTAACTCATCATCATTGTAATCAAACTGGTCTACACTACTTGAGTTACCACTAAGAAATCTTTTAGGAACTAATCCCCAATATTCTACAATCTTTACTTTGTCATCTTCATCAGAGTCACTAAACTCTTCATCAAAGCCAAAGTCTGCTTTGTCATAACTACCTAATGGCATATCATTGTATATACCATCCTTCATTCCCTTAGTAATCATGTATTTAGGTTTGATTACTATGTGGGCGACACCTAATGCTTCATCTATTGTAGCAGCTGTAGGGTCAATAACAAATTCTTTTGGTGATACTGATTCTAACTTAACACATGTGTAAGGTATTTCCTGTGTTTCAGTCATAGTAGTCATAGTACCCGGAATAGGTACCTCAGTTGCTACCATTTCCATTTTATCCTGTACTAATACCTTACCAATACCTGTACCAAATATGGCACCGTTAAGTAAACACTCTGCAATAGCGTCCTTAACTCCATCCTTTGTTAAATCTTCATGGAGTAAGTTACGTATGTACTCTGCGTCTTGTTTGTTTTCGTCAAGGATGTCATCTTCTAGGTCAAACCAACGGTTACCTCCAAAGATTGCTTCCTCTAATTCTGCTACTGTGGCTTCAATAGCCTGTGATGTGGCTGGAGAAATTAGTTTACTCTTCTCTGACTGCCTTGTTCTGTCATCGTTTGCCCAAATACCACGCCATAACCTGTAATATTCGTCCCACTTAGACATATAGTTAGAGTTTCTGTGGTCCTCCCACTGGTCTACTCTGTCTAACACCCATTCTCTTAACTGACTGTGTGGACTATCTAGGTAATCTTTCTCATCCATAAATTAATATCCTGCTATTGCGTCCATTGGTTCCCATTCATCTAACTCTATGCTGCCTGCGTAGTCTGCTACACTAACTTGGTCTATATATGCAAGACTATCCAGTAAATCATCATGGCTAAGAGGGGAAGGGAAGTCCATCATTTGGGAAATAAAGTGGTCATTCCAACTTGCCTTTCTAAATTTTATCTTACCATGCTCTAGTCGTCCTTGCAGCGACCATGTAATTCTATCTATCTTTCTTTTACCGCCATGAGTTACATCTGTTATGTTAACCCACCTACCGTTTGTTCTCATCTCATCTTCGAGATAAGGCATGATTGCGTTCTTTAACGCTCCGGCTTCAATTCCGACAGTAGTTGCTTGACTTTCAATTGCAGCCTGTAATATTTTATAAGCAGTTTCTTTAATACCCCATCTACCATGATATATATCCTTTACTAACCATTCATCATTAACAATCTTAACTACTGATATTGCTGTTTCGTCTAACTTACTAGACTTTAAACCTCTTTCTTTACTTGCTGCTTCAAATCCTGCTGGGTCTACTGATACTACATAGTGACCTATTGTACCTTCCGCAAAGTCTGCCTCATCATCGACGTACTTAATCCATTCTTCCTTAAAGATTCCTCCACTGAAGGACTCAAAGGTGGCTTCAAATTCCTGTCTAAAGGCTTGAGTAGACATTGTGCTCTTTGCAGCAGCGATTTCTTTGGGGTCCAGTAATGGATTGTCCGTAGAATTAAATTGAAATGCTTGCCAGTCATCGTCTTGAAGTGCTTCTATGTATAGTTTATAAAAATGATTCTTTCCTGCAGGAGTACCAATAAACATAGCACCACCTTTTACATCTGCAAGAGTAGGTCTTAAAATCATTTCCCACACTTCAGGTTTCATACTAGCATATTCATCGAGCACTACGTACTCTAATCCTACGCCCCTCAAAGTATCTGGTCTATCTGAACCTTTAAGGTATATCTTTCTGTCGTTGACTAAAGTTAACACTGCTGTGTTTTCGTGAGCAGCTTTTATAACATCCTGCCCTAACTCCTTTAGCATACCCCACATAATATCTTTTGATTGTTGGAATGTGGGACCAACGTAAAACACGTCTTTGCTTTTGCTTTGTAGTGCTTTGATTAATAAAACCCAAGCAGCTAACCTTGACTTACCAAATCTTCTTCCTGCTGAAATAACTTTAAAACGAGCCGGAGATTTAAATATCTCCATCTGAGCATCGTGGAGAGAAACTTTAATATCAGCCATTAATCGTCTATAGCTTCTATTACTTCACCTTCAAAGGTAGCTTGTTCCTCTGCTTCTTGCTTTTCTATAGCCTTTACGGATTCAACAATAATATTTATTCCTAAATCCTGGTGTTCATGTTTTATTTCAACAGCTTTATGTGCTGGAACAATTCTATCCATGCACATCTTTAAACAATGTCTATCACCTTTTAAGGCTAACTCAATAACCTTGTCCACAATCTCTGGACCTCTTGCTGATAATACTTCTCTGCTTAAAGCTGTATATTTGTTTACTGAACCTACGGGTCTGCCTGCTGGATTCAATGATGGCATGCCCTTGTATAAGTTGGGATTACCTGATTTCTTTTTTGTTTCCTTTGGCATACCTTTGTCCTGTTAAAAAAGGGAGGTTCTATACCCCTATTATACCACGCTTTGCTGCACATTGCAAGAACTTTCCCACAAATAGCCACAAATTGTACCTTTGGATTAGTAAATTTGTAATTACATTGTAGGTCCAAATCCTGTTTCATGTGCTATTGAGCCTATCTGCGTAGCAGGTGGTCGCCCATAAGGGGCCCCCCATAGCCATGACTAGCTAGAATTTGCCATTAATGGTGGAAGGTGGCAAGGGTGGAAGGTGCCATTATTAGCCATGCGTGGCAGTGGTGGAAAATGTGAGATAAAAGTGGGAGTGATTGTAGTTTTTATGGCATAACATGTTATGCGTGATATTTATTTTGCTCAAAGGGTTGACTCTCAAATTAGTTTAGGTATATTTATACACATGGACGCAGTCACTGGTCCTAAACGAGAATGATTCTCATTAACATTTAACTAAATAAAAGGATATAACATGAATACTATCAATGACTTAAACAAACAAC